AGAATCTGTTCGCTCAGGCCGTCCTGGGAACTGACCTCGGGACCTGGAAACCGGAGGCCGCCTATGAGCTTAACCAGCTCAAGGACCGTTCATTTGAATTGGCTACTGACCCAGAAGATCGGGTTCGCGTATTCATCCGGAAAGTGCGGCTATCGTTCAAGAACAGCGAACGCCGGATTTGGCTTGAGGTGCATGACGAGCACGACAGTATCCATGAGATGATCGATGACTGCCTGAACCGAAAGCACGTTGCTCTCGATGACGTGCATCTGACGCTGGTGACTTTCACGTTTCAGTTTCTGCCCCTCGAAGGGCGAAAGGCCGGGACGCTGACATTTGACGTTGCCTGGCCAAGTTCCTGTGGGCTGCGCAATCAGCGGCCCGAGCGAATCGAGGTGGCCCAGAAGTACTTGAAGCGATGGAAGATCGATGGCGGACGCGCTCTTGAATTTGATTTTGAAACGACTCGAGAGCAATCTGCCGCGGATGTTGAGGAATGAACTTCGTGGTTCACTTCCGATGCTAGAAAAGCTCGGTCTGCTCCGGCAGGCCGAGGCTGCATCGTCCGCGACGTGCCGGGAATGCGATGGTGGTCGGGCTCTGAATGTCGAGTTCATTCGGGACAGCCAAACAGGCTTGATGCATGGATACATCCATTGTCCAGAGTGTGGTCTGTCGGAAGTTGATCCGCGCGAGCTTGACCGCTGGCGGGTTGTTCCGGCGGCGATCCTGAAGTCGGTCACAATGAGTCTTGCACCAAACGCTCGGGAGCCGGCCGAGCTGTTCCCAGAACGACTTTGGGACGCCGGCAAGATCCATTTGCTTGGCAAGCTGTGGGAGTTCTTCTTTGCGCCCGCGTCTCGGCTACCGGCAGCATCGCCCGTGCTCGATTACCTCCGCACTCGCAAAAAGTGCATCGTGCTGGTTCCCAGCGAACTGGGCGTAGCCCGCTGGGGCAGTGAGACAGAGAACCTCGTACTGGCCATTGAATCGATCGCTTCGCTGGAGTCCAGCGGAATTGTGGTCGATCGCGGGTTGCTGGAGAGCCGGATTGCGAGCTTTTTTGGTGAGCCGAAGTCAAAGGCGCGTCCCAAGCGGCGCGAGAGCCGGCTGGGGGACATCGACGCTTTGGTTCAGGAAATGATTGAACATCTCCGGACAGCGAGGGATCACGCCGTGACTACTCGCGATTTGACCGGCACACCGGTACTACTGCCCAGGCCAACCCAGCAGGAAGTCGGGAAACGCGCCAGCGTCACCGAGAGCAGCGTGTCCCGATGTTTGAAGGATAAGAACGCGGCGCTTCTGCGAAGGCTCTGGGCCATGGCTGCCGACCTGGATGCCGTTTTGGAATACCGAGGAAGCTAAAGGCCGCTTGCAGTTTGATGACCTAACTGCAACTGCAAGAAATTATATTCCGACTGAAAACCCTTGCCACGAAAGCGTTTGCGCAATCGTGGCATTTTTTTTGACGCGTAACTGCAAGACGGGCGGAGGACGTCGCGGCACCGGCGTGGTGCTGCCAAAACGTCTTTTTGCGGAGTCTTGCAATGGCAAGGTCACAACGCACTGTCGGCGACGCTGGGTTGCCGAATCAGCACATCAGTCAATTTGCGGCACAGCTCATTCGCCGCAAAGCCCGGGAACTGGCTTCCTTCCCTGGCTTCTGCCCGACGGACCGGGATGAAATCGAACAGGAGTTGCGGCTGGTTCTGCTGCGAAGGCTGGATCGGTTCAATCCCTCGCTGGCCCACTACAACGCCTTCGTGACTACGGTCATTGAGCGTTATTCCGCCACGATTCTGGAACATCGGCGGGCCGAGAGTCGCACTTATCGCCGCTGCGGTGGCTCGCTGAACCAAATGGTTGACGATGGTGATGGTAACCAGATTGAGCTGGGTGCCACGCTACCCGAGAGCCAGCCAGGGCTACGGACCCGAGTTCAGTTTCGCTGCAGCCAAGAGCTGGAAGATCTGGCCTCTGACGTTGCGCAGCTGCTGACCGAGCTGCCAGCGGAACTCGCCGACATCTGTGAGCGGCTTAAACGCGAATCCATTTCCACGGTGGCCCGCGATCTGGGAATCCCCCGCAGCACACTTTGCGACCTGCTGAAAGCCGTGCGTGCACGTTTCGATAGCAGTGGGATGCGCGGGTATTTGTAGTTTTCTCCGTCAACAGAGCTTCGCAGCCGGTAGGTACTCAATAGACACCTGCCGCAAATGACTTTGATGGAGAGCCCAGATGACCGCTGACATTCACCGTTACCACTTCGCTGCTTCGATTGCTTTCGAGGACCTCGAAGCATCGCTTGTACTGGCGGTCTTTGCGGCGGAGTGCCTGCACGGTGAATGCCAGGTGCGTCTTGATGCGGCGTATGCCGTTGATGCAGCACAGCGGTGCTGCGTGATCGATGGCACAACGCAAGTTGGCCGGGACATCAATTGTCTCTTTACCGGCTTTGTGCTGCGGGAATTCGGACCTGACTCTTTTCGAGTTGAACGAGTCCCGCAGTGTGTCGCCTGCCAGCCCCAGGAAGTTCAGGAGTGAACTTCACTCAGGTAAGGATGCTCGCCAGTGGGGCTGGCAGCAGCGATGTACTTCAACCAATCAACTAACCATTTACCGATCCGTTTCACACTTTGGAGAGCACTGAATGAGTCTACTTAATCGAATTGAACACGGCCGATCTGCACGGCCACCCCGCTTACTTCTCTATGGCGTCGAGGGGATTGGCAAGAGCAGCTTCGCCGCAAATGCACCCCGTCCCATCTTCATTCAGACAGAAGATGGACTCGACGAGATCGAGTGTGACAAGTTCCCCTTGTCCGCGTCCTTTGCGGACGTGATGAGTGCACTGCAGGCTTTGCGTTCCGATTCGCACGACTTCCAGACAGTCTGTATTGACAGTCTCGATTGGCTCGAGCGATTGATTTGGGATCTGGTATGTCAGGATTTCGGCGTCAAAAGCATTGAGAAGGCTGATGGTGGGTACGCTCGCGGCTACATGCATGCCCTGACGTACTGGCGCGAACTGGTGAGCTGCCTCACAGACCTACGCAATCGACGCAGCATGGCCGTGATTCTCATTGCGCACTCGAAGGTCGAACGAGTCGAGGATCCGCTCACCCCATCGTACGACCGCTATTCGCCGAGGCTCCATAAGCACGCTGGAGCTCTCGTTGGCGAATGGGTCGACGCGATTCTGTTCGCTCACTGGAAGTACCGGACCCGGAGCGAGGATGCGGGTTTTGGACGCGAACGAAGCATTGCCGTGCCGATCGGTGCACAAGGCGAAGACCGAGTGCTGCGGACCGTTGGCAGTCCTGCCTGGGTTGCCAAGAACCGGTTTGGACTCGCAGCCGAGATTCCACTGGCCTGGAGCGCCTTTGCCGAAGGACTAATGGGCCAAGCCGTCGCTCACTAACTCACTTTCACCCTTATCTCACGTTTTCTCAAACCCATTCACCCAAGGAACCAAGTACATGGCTAATCTCAGCGGCTTTGATGCCAACCAAATTGAACCAACGTCAGACTTCGAAGCACTCCCTGCCGGCAAGTATGTGGCGATGATCACTGAGTCTGAACTCAAGCCCACGAAGTCTGGTGCGGGAAACTACCTGCAGCTGACGTTCGAGATTCTGGAGGGACCGTACAAGGGACGGATCATCTGGTCTCGGCTGAATCTAAACAATCCGAACGCCACAACGGTGCAAATCGCGCAGCGCGAGCTCTCGTCCATCTGCCGAGCCGTGGGAGTAATGACCCCGGGTGATTCAGTCGAGCTACACAACCTGCCGCTAGAGATCATCGTCAAGTGCAAGAAGCGCGATGACAACGGGGATGTGACTAACGAGATCAAAGGCTACGCCCGGAAGGAGTCGACCAACAGCCGGCCTCTGCAGTCACCGACCAACACGCCTCCTTGGAGACGACCCGCGTGATTGAGCTGGAACTTCCATACCCGCCGTCAGTCAATCATTACTGGCGGCGGGTTGGCGCACGGACGCTGATCAGCCGAGGGGGACGAGCATTCCGCACAGCGGTCTGCTCGATCCTCGCTGCTCGCGGGGTTACGCCGCTCACCGGACCTCTACTAGTCGAAATAGACATCTTTCCCCCGGACCGCCGTCGCCGAGACATCGACAACTGTCTCAAAAGCTTGCTCGATGCTCTGCAGTGCGGGGGAGCCTATCTGGATGACAGCCAGATCGTCCAGCTCCACATCGAGAAGAGGCCTCCCGTGGAAGGGGGCAAGGCCACAGTTCACATCAAACAGTTGGTTGAATAGATGATCGCACTACGTCCCTATCAGCAAGCCGCCATCGATGCGGTCTATGAGCATCTCCGCAGCCGGGATGATAACCCTTGCGCCGTAATTCCGACGGCCGGCGGCAAAACTCCGGTGATGGCAACGATTTGCCGCGATGCAGTCCTCCAGTGGAACGGGCGCGTTCTGATCCTGGCTCACGTGAAAGAGCTACTGGAGCAGACAGCAGACAAATTAAGAGCCGTTTGTCCGGAAGTGAACTTCGGAATTTACTCGGCCGGCCTCAAGCGCCGGGACACGCAGAACTCCGTGATCGTTGCCGGGATTCAGTCGGTGTATCGGCGTGCCTGTGAGCTGGATGCATTTGATCTTGTGCTAGTTGATGAAGCACACCTTATCCCGCTAGAAGGCGATGGTATGTACCGGCAGTTTCTGTCGGACGCCAGGAAAGTGAATCCGCTGCTGAGGGTGATCGGTTTTACGGCAACGCCGTACCGACTGAAATCCGGCTCGATCTGCACTCCGGACGGATTCCTCAATCACATTTGTTACGAGATTGGTGTTCGCGAAATGATCCGCGATGGCTACCTCTGTCCGCTCGTGACCAAGGCGGGGCGCTCCAAAGCGGATACCACCGAACTGCACGTACGCGGCGGGGAATTTATCGCCGATGAAGTGGCAAGCCTGATGGATCAAGATGCACTGGTGCAGGCTGCTTGTGCTGAAATCGTGGAGTACACTGCCCAGCGCAATGCCTGCCTGATCTTCGCTTCGGGCGTCCAGCATGGCCAGCATGTCGTCGAGACGCTCGAGCAGCGTTACGGGCTCAGCTGTGGGTTTGTCTCGGGTGACACGCCAGCCGCTGAGCGCGACGAGACGCTGGCACGGTTCAAATCAGGGAAGCTTAAGTACCTCTGCAACGTCAATGTCCTGACGACCGGCTTCGATGCTCCTCATATCGACTGCGTGGCTCTGCTGCGTCCCACGATGTCGCCGGGCCTCTATTACCAAATGGTGGGGCGAGGATTCCGGCTGCATCCAAGCAAAGAGAACTGTTTGGTGCTCGATTTTGGTGGGAATGTTCTTAGGCATGGGCCTGTGGACCAAATCAAAATCACTCAGCGCGAAGACTTCGGAGGACCCGCACCTGCCAAAGAGTGCCCTCAGTGTCAGGAAGTGATCGCGGCTGGATTCGCAACCTGTCCGCAGTGCGGTTATGTCTTTCCCCCACTGGAGCGACAAAAGCACGACAGCAAGGCGAGCGAAGAGGGGATTCTTTCCGGTCAGGTCACTACCACGAATTTTGCCGTGATCGATGTCTCATACAGCGTGCATGTCAAACGCGGGGCGGAGGAGGGTGCGCCTCGCACTCTGCGAGTCGACTACCGCGTGGGCTGGAACCAATACAAGTCCGAATGGATTTGCCTTGAGCACACGGGGTTTGCACGCGGCAAGGCTGCAGCTTGGTGGAAGCAGCGGTCGCCCGATCCAGTGCCGAGGTCCGTTACGCGAGCTGTAGAGATAGCCAAGGGTGGTGGGCTAGCGATTCCAAGGTCGATCACGGTGCGCACGGTTAGCGGCGAGCGGTACGAGCGAATCATCGACTACGACCTAGGCCCAAAGCCTGAGCCAGTGCCGGCGATGGAGGCCAGTGAATTCCAGCTTGATGAGATCCCGTTTTAACCAAGGAGAATCATGTTATGGCTGCTAATCCCCGCTGCTGGGTTCGCTGTATTGAGTGTCAGCATCGCGACATGATTCCCAGGGCTTGGCTCGATCGTCGCTCTCGCCCGCGCTGCGTGAGGTGC